CAATAGAGATGACATAATTGCTACCACGACTAACAACCTTAGAAACGATCCCTGTGTTTGAGTTCTCGACATAGGTTCCTACCGAATAAAGATTTTGATCAAAGTATGCTTCACGCAAACCCTTCGGATCTAATTTAGGTGCGATCTCATATAAGTGATAGGAAACTTCATTAAAATCTTCTTGAACTTGTACTTGCATACCTTGCTGTACAGCACTAAACAATTCTTCACATCCCTTCTTACCCAATCCTTTAGGACATCCTTTTACAAAAGTATCATAGTCATCATCTGCTGCTGCCTTACGTAGTTTAGATGCTGACATACCTTCTACACCATCTGCATCAGGATCCCTATCACCAGCAGATACTACATTAATCTTCTCGAAATTATATAAATCACCGTTGTACTTACTGGATAAAGAAGTGAACTCACTAACTCTATCTCCACCAACTACAATATTAACTTCACTATATCCTTCACCATCTAATGCTCCTAGAACATCAAAGATAGTTCTCATGTCCTCACTATTTTGAATAGCATTAGCATGATCAGGATATGCTTGCTTCATAAACTTGATCTTAGTACCAACATCTAATGGATTCTTCTTAGGATCTTCTGATCTACTTGGATATATTCTATAATCTCCACCCTTTGAAGAGGATGACACCTTCTTAATTAAAGCTTCATGCCCAACAGTAGGTGGATTAAATCTTCCGAAAGTAATAGATATGCTACCTTGATCGACCTTACCTTCGCTTCCTCCTTCTTCTTCGGATCCACCTTGTTGTCCTCCTCCTTGCTCTTGTGGACTAAGTTTTACAAGCTTACCTGCTTTACTCATATGAGTTACGTTGCCTCTTACATCGGCATATTTTCCGTAACCTACATGAGTTAATTGTAATCTCTCTGCTTCTTGAGCAGCAAAAGATTTGGATGCTTCGTTTAAAAAGGAGCTAAACTTCTTCATATGACCAATTTCTATCTAAATTATTAAAGTTTGCTTTACTAAATCCCCAACGATCTACAATCTTGTATGGATTGTCTGAACATATCACAAACCCTTCATGGTTAGAAGGAGTTCCATCAATAAGACATTCAACATCTCCATCAACTACGATGGCATCAAGTAACCGTTGTTTCAATTCGAGAATCATAAACCATACTTTAAAGGTATAGAGAGTGACTTCTCCCTTATATTTATCATCCAACTCGTTGTACATTTGTTCAGGAGTTAAATCCTCCGCATTATACACGCAAACATAACTATTGATATGCTTAGATATCTCCATGACATAATAATTATATGACTTCTTTGGTGCTGGTGCCTTCATCTTCCAGACAGGAATGATGAATGGTATCAAGTGTCTCCATCCAAGAGGAGGTTTGATAGATGCGTTATTAGTATCAACAAAATAACAATCCTCAGTTGATTCTAAGGTGACACCAATCTTTGCCTCTGCTTCAGGAGTAACCTCGGTATACTCTGTATGAGGTGCAACAACTATCTTCTGTTGTATCTCCTCACGAAAACGATACTCAACAGTATTAGGTTGATAAGATGTACCTTGTAGACCAACACCTATCCAGTCTCCCTGAATAATACGGTCAGTACGAGGAAGATACTCCAAGCATAACTTAAGAATATCTGCTACTGGTCCTTTATGATTTCTTCCTATATCATCAACAGTATAATTTATTTTAACTCTTCTCTTATTAAAGACTGACTTAGTACCAACAAAGAACTTACCGTTGGCAGGGTTAGTACCCCATACTATAGCAGGAGCACCGTCCCACTTGACTGACAACCTAGTTGCCTTAACTAATTCTCTTAGTGTTTCCCAAACTACCTTTCTACCATGAAGAACTGAATCTTCTGGGTGACGGAGGTGCTTGTTTGGCATAGTTTCTTCGGGTTCATCGTCTGATACCCATATTATACTACACCCGCACGCAGATTTTGGTCTCTTCATGCCAGTTTCTTAAGTGTCCTAGTACAGTTTATAGTAAGTAGAGGACTTCTCAGTCTGAGAAGATGCATACAAATACATTTCTTTCATAGCTCTATTCGCATCTGTCTGTGACAAACTACATAACCAATCTAACAATCTTAAACCTGCTAACTTACTATACCTCCAAGAAGGTTCTTGATTATCTATCTGACTTTCCATAGCAGATTTACCTTTAGTACTAGTATCAAAATCCTTTGCTGTATATTTCTTTAGTAACTTATAAATTTCTTCTGTAATTTTTTTCTTTACAGTCTTACTTGCATTTGGTTTACAGTCAGCAAACTTTGGTTCATCTGGTACGTTAGCAAATCCAGCAGCAGTAAGAAGATCTCTCATAACCTGACCTTGAATCTTACCTTGTGCTGCATACAGTCCTTTCAATTCTAACTTCCAATCACCCTTAGTAGGACCACCAAAGTTTCTTGCCTGAAAACTATCCTTCTGTTTACTTGCTGATGGACTCATCATAAGATACACATCCATAGCAGAGAAAGAAGTTAATTCACTAACACATTTATTCTTAATGAATCTTGTACCTTGTGCCTTCTGCATCTGTGATTTACCAGGTTCATTCATAATCTTAAAATGAACAGAAGTACCAAGTTTCTTTAATGATATTCCAATAAGAGATCTAGGTGGAACATTCTTTCCAGCATTATTAGAATACTGTTCCTTTGAAAATGCTAATGAAATAAAATTATTCAAACAATCAATCGTTCCCTCAACATCTAAATGCTTTTTTAATTCTTGTTGCTGACCTTTCTGTACCATCCATATGTCAGAAGGATTCCACTTGTCTTCATTTACTGGTGCTTGTGATCCCTTCTTTTTCTTTACTCTAAGGAATGCTTTTTTAATTGCACCATCATCAAGTATAGTATCACCTCTAACGAATGTCCAATTACTTCCTTTGATTTCAGCAGCAATCTTATTAGCACCTTTAATACAAGACTCAATCCAACTTGAATCAAGTGCCATTATCTCTTCAACTTTAACACTATTATTATGATCTACATTTGCTAATCCTTTTATATAATCATTCTCATCAATACAATTCTTACCTCTAGTTGGATGACATTCTAATGCAGAACCTTTTTCATATCTCATAGCAAGAAAAGTTGCCAAAGCAACCTCCTGTATAGTAGTTGCAGCACTACCTCCACCTGATCCTCCAACATTAGTTGGTTTTATTTCAATCCTAATAATTTCTTTCTTCCCATTTGGATTCATTCGTACAACAAAATCCAACTTTTCTTTATCTGGATTTGAAGGAGTACCTAAGACAACTTCTAATCCAAGACTAGGATCTTTATCCATAAAATAATTGAGATAACCTGCAGCATCATCTCTTACTTGTAATCTCTTTGCTTTATCAACATGTATCTTTGCTGATATCTTAACAGATTTATTTGAATCTTCTGGTTCTACTTCCCATTTAGACATAGGAATGACATCACTATCAGTTGCTTTAGCAAATGCTTTTAACAACGCAGAAAATGCACTATCATTCTCAGATTGAATTACAATATTAGCCATTAGTCAACGCAGGTCTCCTTTAATATTTATAGGGAGGTTCCTCTTCACCAATAGGATATCTAAAATGTTCTACATCAAAATACGAATGTCCTAATGGTTCTGGATTATCATATGGTCCTTCTAATTTTTTCTTATACTCACGTTCATCCAACACTTCATTAATAAGAATCTTTAACTCCTTAACCATCATAGGAGTACACAATCTTCTTGGAGTAATTATAGCAGGTTTATGAACTTGTTTCTTACCTGACTTCTCCCACTTCTCCCTCTCTTCAGGAGTCATCTCAGGACTCATGCCCTGAGTATCCATCTTACTCATAGAAATCCTCTATAGTGAATAAACTATATAACTCTACTTCAGCATCAAAGAAAGTAAAAGGTTCGTATTCCTTTCTATCAACAATAGAAACTATACGTTCTACTACATAACCAGCATCACGTAATTTCTGTACTGCCTTAAGAGAAGATCCTCCTGTAGTAACAACGTCTTCTAATACAGTAATTCTAGATCCTTCTGGTGGTAATGGTCCTTCTATCCATGCACCAGTACCATGACCTTTAGGTTCCTTACGAATGATTAAAGCATTAAGAGTTCTTTCATCTAATGCTGCAGCAATTGCCACTCCAGATACTAAAGGATCAGCACCTAAAGTTAAACCACCAACTGATACAGCATCTTCCTCAACCAAATTTAATAGCAAACAACTAGAATAAAATAGTCCTCTACCATTTAGAATTACTGGTTTACAATTAACATAATGCTCACTCGTTTTACCAGAAGAAAGTTTAAACTCACCTTTACGATAAGCTTTCTCCTTTAACATCTTTAAGAGTTCGTCTCGCATTTTAAGTGTTTCAATTTTTCATAGAGTTTATTACATGCAGGTTCACCTGTATTTTTACGACACTTCCATAGTGCTAGAATTATATAATTTAATTCCTCTTGATCAATCGGTAAGTCCATCTTCAACTTTCTCCAGTAAAGGAACTACATGTATGATGTTATCAATATTAGACATCATATCTGCAATATGTTTTGAGATATATGGTTTCTCAGTACGTGCTGCAAATGATAATGCGTTACGTAAATCTTCTTGTGCCTCTAATAGAGAGGTCTCAACTTGTTCAGATAAT